ATGCGAAATATCTCTCGTAGCGAAGCAAGAGAACAGATAAGAAAACTAAATCGAATAGACCCCAGAAGCGCATCATATGACTCGATACGTTCAACGTTTAACAAAATCACACACGGTCTGAATGTAGTTGTAGGTATTGCCGGTGGCGGAGAGATGTTTTATCGAGCAAGAGTTGCATCTAAGAAACCAGTAAAGATCACAGAGCTTCATGCACCCCCAGCCCATCTGGTTCGTGGCTATCAGAGGTGCAACCCTCCGCTGACCCCAATGTTTTACGCTGCCTCACAACGGGCTGGTGCACTGTTAGAAACCCGTGTTTCAGAGGGCGATACCGTTTATTTAAGCCAATGGATTGCGAGAGATCGAATCCCCGTAAACAGAATTTTTGACAGCGAAGAGAATCAGGCAGTAAATGGCATGCCTGCGGCTGCGTTTAGCGGGCCCAATGATGATCTCCTACTTGCTTATCTAGACACACAATTCACCAGGAGGATCCACGCAAGTTTCGCCGATGATTATAAGTTTACCGCAGCGATTGCGCAGTTTCTTACCTGCAACTTCCATAAGGACGATGAACATACTATACGTGACGACGGGCATGTCGCATTAAAGTATCCATCTGTGCTTGGTCTTGACACTTGGCATAATACTGCTATGCATGCTGAATTCGCCAGTAAGCGATTAGAGCTTTTGCATGTAATGGAACTGAAAGTGCTTTCTGTCAATGACAGCTCCATTCGGGTTGATATCTTGGATACAGCGACTACCTTCGAAACCGGTGTGATCTGCTGGTCATCAGATCCGAGCCTCGTGCCGACCCTGCTTGAAAAAAACCGAGCTGTACCATTTGTTTTTGACGGTCGTAAGTGGAATCTTCAGTTGTTCGAAGGCCCAGTGACAGCGGCCTACGTAGAGGCGCTTTTGTTGAATTAAGGGAGTCGTGAGACCCAGCGATGCAGCCAAGAGCATGAGTTTAGTTATTTTATTGACCCGGACGACTGGCGGCTAAGGCTCGCCTCTCGTCAACGGCTGCAATGGGTCGACTGCTGCCGGTCATGAGCGAAAAACATCAGCCTTTTCGGTGATGGATTGGAACTACTAAACCTACAGGCCTTACAAAACCGGCACTTCAGCACCGCTGTAAGCCGTACGTACCACTTCCGTACCAACAGATTTCCCTCGCCCTCCAAAGCTCCCCTCTTCACTGGGTAGCCAAATTACCCGTGATCATTGCTACTGCTATGCTTGGATCTTTGGACACGAGCCCTAAGCCATGACGAGCGAATACTCACTGACAGATGTTCTTGAACGGTTTTATCAGAACCAACTGGCCTTGGAGGCCGCAGTCATGGAACTGACTCTGTGGGCTGAAGAGAAAAACTCCTCAGATTTGGGCAGGAATGTTCGAGGAGCACTTGAAACAATTGGTGAGAATGCAGGACATATTAAACAAGGGCTGGCCCGTCTAAGAGGATCAGACCCGGACAAGTATCAGTTGTGAGTCTCAACCAGCCAATCTTTACTCAATAATTGGATCGCCTCATGATAACAAACTTAAAGCTAAAGTTTGGACGCACACCTACCTCCGAGCCAGAAGATATACCAGTCCCTCCAATAACGGTATTTGTAGGCCCTAACAACTCAGGAAAAAGCAAAGTAATATCTGAGATTGCAGCATATTGCAGTATAGGTGCCCACCAACCCAATAATCTTATTTTAGACAACATCACCTTTGAAGACACGAGCGAAGAAAAAACTCTCGAAATCATTCAAAAATACGAACTCCCCTTAAGTCCCGGTGAAGCACTTCCCGAGGGACATATATTATTTGGCAGTAGACGCGGAAGAAATCAACTTTCCCTTGAAGCATTAAAAAAATTTATAGCACACCCACAAGAAAACTCCCGATCATATTGCCAGTGGTTTTTATCTCATGCGACATTAATGCTTGATGGCAGTAGTCGTATAAATCTTATTAATGAGCAAATTGCAGGTGACCTCCAGCAAGCGGCACAGACAAGCCTTCAGGTGCTATTACGGGATGACACCAAGCGACACGAAGTAAGAAGGATCATTTATGAAGCATTTAACACAAATTTCGTAGTCGACCCAACGTTTCTCGGAAAATTAAGAATTCGGCTCTCAGAGAGACCGCCAACAAATAATATTGAAGAGCGAGGCATACATGCTGAAGCAGTCGCATTTCATTCAGCAGCACTACCAATTGAACTCTCAAGCGACGGAGTTAAAGCTTTTACAGGTATCATCACAGAGCTTATCGCAGGTGATCCAGGGATAGTAATGATTGATGAGCCAGAAGCATTTCTTCATCCATCCCTCGCCTCCAAGCTTGGACTTGAGATTTCGCGTGCCGCATTAAAAGAAAACAAACGGGTATTCGTATCCACCCATAGCACATCTTTTGTAATGGGTTGCATTCATTCCGGAGCACCAGTAAACATAATCAGGCTAACTTATAGACAAGGAGTTTCAACGGCAAGAGTGCTACCGAGCGGCGACATTCTTGAGTTGATGAGAAACCCCCTACTCCGCTCAACAGGAGTATTAAGCGGTTTATTCTACGAGTTCGTCATCGTTACCGAGTCGGACGCTGATCGCGCATTCTATCAAGAGATAAATGAACGACTACTGAGATTTTCTCCTGAGAATGGAATTCCAAACTGCCTATTTATAAACGCGCAGAACAAACAAACAATCCAAACCATAATTAAACCATTGAGGCAATTAGGAATCCCAGCAGCCGGAATAGTTGACATTGACGTTCTTAAAGATGGTGGTAGCACTTGGTCAAACATGCTCAAAAGCATAAATATACCTGAAATATCACACAACTCTCTCGCTGCGATGAGAGTAGCAGTTAAGCAGGCAATGGAGGCTACTGGTCGTAATATGAAGAGAGATGGAGGAATCAACATCCTCAACGTTGAAGAAAAGGAGGCGGCTGAAAATCTTTTAAATCAGCTAGCGGAATATGGAATGTTTACTGTCCCTAATGGTGAATTAGAATCTTGGCTCCCACAAACCAAATCATCTGGACATGGTCCTTCCTGGCTCATAGAGATTTTTGAAAAGATGGGAGAAGATCCTTCATCCGAGGATTACATAAAACCTTCTGAGGGTGACGTTTGGCAATTCTTATCAAAAATAAAATTGTGGCATTTCGATGCGAATCGAAAAGGTATCCCGTTGTAACAATCTAATTGAACAGTCTCAGCGGACACGTCAAAACTTTCTAAGCTCGTTATTAGCTCTAAAAGCTGATAACGAAGTTAAATGCCCTCCAGCCGCTAAACGACCTTCATGGCTCCTGGCGGAAATAATGTGACGTTGCGCGAACTGGTGCCCACTGTTCAAGCATTCGTAGTCTCGCATAGGCCGATTGCCCGAAGGCATTCCCACGAGCATCAGCATGCACCTCAGTACGCGTGCGCATCACACGTATAGGGGGCTTAGCTCTGGGGTCTGGAGGGGGGCAAAAAAAAGAGTAACATAAGTAATATTGACCTTTTTTAAATCTCAAGCCATTGAATTTAAAGGGTTTTGCATTTCAGTCAAAAGGTAATTTTTAAGTAATATTGAAGTAATCTGATTACGCTTTATAAATGTAATCCTCATGATTATTAAAACCTTTTAAAAACAATAGCTTGGATAATAATTACCTTTTCAATTACTTCTCTGTTACTCCTTTTTGTAATTCCGAACCCCACGGCATACGCGGCCTCCAGCCCATTGCCCAGACGTGGTTACTGAAATTACTCTTTTTGAAATCCCCCCCCTTTACCGACACAGCAAAGCCACCAGACCTTTCGAAGAAATACGCCCTCGGTGCAGGGTTCCGCAGGTTTTCAACCTCCCCACAACGCCAAGCAAGCGCCCAGTCTAAGCCGCCGGGAGTTATCCGCAGGGGCGCAGAAAAAACGACCCATTTAGCCCGCAGGCGAGGTGGGGGGACGACTGCGCGCGCCGGGTGGTGAAGCACGTCACGGCCCCGATGTGGCACGCCTGTAGCCCTAATTGTGGCACGCCAACTCCCCACGCAGTCGGCAGCTCCCTGAGTGCCAACCACGCGGCCCCCGAAGCCCCGTGTTTATTGGCCCACACGGCCGCTTTGGCTTGCCGTGACACCCTGCAAATGCTATGTTGGACTGGGTTTTTTCATGCTGCTGAAGGACGAACTTTCATCTATCCCAGCTGACTTTTTCTGACCCAAAGCCCCCTTCCCTCCTACAGTTCGTCGCCTCAAATCGCATCATGGGCAAACGTCGATTACTGTATGCGTATACAGTATTGGATTCACCCCCATGAATAACGATGAAGACACCCTCGGCTGGCTTGGCCTACCTACTCCATTGCAAATGTACCGGCAGCATTGCTGCCTCCTGGAGAACGAGATCCAGGACCTGAACGTGCAACTGCGCAAAGCGCGGGAGGATGTCTTCGGAATCAGCCAGATGCTGCTGGCTACCCAGGCGAAGAACGCCGAGTTCGCTGGATACCTCCGTCAGAGAGGCGCCGAAGCGGCTGAGATGCGAAAGCAGATCGACACCCTGACGACGTCACTAAAAGTAAGTCAGCGTGAAGCCGAAAGCCTGAAGCGAATCGTCAACGAGATGAGACCTCGACCGACCACGATTGTCTAAGATCAAACGGAAGGAGGGCTTGGCTATGTGCGGAAGACTGTCGCAGTACAGGGGAATCCATGACTTCGTTGCGGCGCTGAGCATGCCCAACGCCCTGGCAAACTCAGTGGGTGACCAACCGATCGAGCGGTACAACGTTGCTCCGACGACCCAAGTGGCATTGCTGCACCTGCAAGGTGAAGTGCTGCGCGCTGATCCGGTTCGCTGGGGGTGGCGACCGCATTGGGTGAAAGACCGCGCCGCACCGATCAACGCACGCGTCGAGAAGGTCGCCCACGGTCCATTCTTCCGGGCGATCTGGCCACACCGTGCGATCACACCTATCGACAATTGGTTTGAGTGGGTGGATGAAGGCGGACCGAAAAAACAGCCCTACCTGATCCGCAGACGGGACGGCGCGCCGATCCTGTGCGCGGCCATCGGCCAATTACCAGACACCGATGAAGGCCCGGGCGAGCATGACGGTTTTGTGATCATCACCGCCGACAGCGCCGGCGGCATGTTGGACATTCACGACAGAAGGCCCGTGGTTCTGGCGCCGGACCTTGCCCGCGAATGGCTGGACCCGGCAACGCCAAAAGAACGTGCCGAGCAGATGGTGTTGCACCAGGGCGAGCCGGCCGAGGCCTTTGAATGGTTTATGGTAGACCCAGCAACCGGTAATGTAAGAAATCAAGGGCGGGACCTCATATTGCCGTACAAGTCTTAGTCCAAGCACATAGGAGTTACCAGAAAACCCAATCACATATCAAACTTGCACGCATCCTTTATAGCAGCGACAAGTGGGGCCCTTGTTCTAATATCTAACCTAGACATAGAACCATACATATAGTCATTGACATATTTACCCTCAAAAAAGAAAGTTACCAGCAGGTAAATATCCGAAAAACTAAACTTCTCTCTCACGTCAGTCATTCTAGTATCACTAAGCACGGTCAAAAATATAGAGTAGCGCTCAAAGACATCCATAACACTCTGATGACGAACCTTCGCATACGCACCACCCAACGCAGAAAGATAACTTGCAGATTGGATACCGCAACGATCGATTGCCGGCCTCAGCTCTAGCTTCTGCATAGCATATACAAACTCACCAAAGTACATATTCTGCCAATGCATCCGGACCACGCCTTTATTCACATTCTCATCAAGTTCAACGAAGAACTCTTGAAAATCCGAGCCAAGACCGCCGAGTTTAATACTACAATATTTTATATTTTCAAAATCCGTATCAACCCCTCCTCTCAGCTCTTTGATAACCTCAACCATTTTCACAATAAGAGCCTTGCATTCAGCTACCAATACGGCTTGCCTTTCAACCCTCTTATTCCTGTGATACTGATGAAAACCCAAATAGAACGCGCCAGCAGTAGCGATCTGAGCAATCACATTCGCAATATCGACAGCCTTCATCCCCCAAAAACCGACTGGAAAATCGACATATAGATAAAGCAATTCGGAAACCAATAAAAAAACAAGCAAGACTTTAACAAGAACCATAACTATGAACTTGTACGACTTCTCTTTCTTCTTCTCGTAAAGCATTCCCACACCCAATTACGTTTAGCAAATTTGAGGCATTAGGCCATACCCAACCTATGAGTTCCATTGTGATTTTATTGAGCTCATGAAATCAGACTTAGGCTACCTTCTAGGACGGAGGCTAGACGTATTAGCATCTGATCTCGCCCGCCAATAACTGGACTCGACAACGCCAAAAGAGCGTGCCGAGCAAATGGTGTTGCACCAGGGCGAGCCGGCCGAGGCCTTTGAATGGTTCAAGGTCAGCGCCGCCGTGGGCAACGTGAGAAACAAGGACGCTAGTTTGATTCGACCAGAGCCCTAGAACAGCCCGCCCAGTGCCGCTGGCTCCCAATTCATGATCACCAGCTCGCCGCTCAACTCGGATTTCCCTTGCCGCTGGTTCGCCGTGCTGTAACGGATGTCCACCGTTTCAAAGTGAAACCCATCGAACACACGCCGAATATCAGGGTGGTCGTTGATGCTGACCATCACCTTCCCCTTGCAGCGCCGCATGAACTCGGCCATCCGCTCGTAGTTTTCAAAGGGAAAGTCCACCCCGTAACCGGCGGTCTGCCAATAAGGCGGGTCCATGTAGTGGAAGGTGTGTGGCCGGTCGTAGCGCTCAGCACACTCCAACCAGCCCAGGTTCTCAACATAGGTCCCGGAGAGGCGCTGCCATGCAGCAGATAGGTTCTCCTCGATCCGCAGCAGGTTTATCGCCGGCCCGGTGGTGGCCGTGCCAAAGGTCTGCCCGCTGACTTTCCCCGCGAACGCATGGTGCTGCAGGTAGAAAAATCGCGCAGCCCTTTGGATGTCGGTGAGCGTTTCCGGCCTGGTCATCTTTTGCCATTCGAACACCTGGCGCGAGCTGAGCGCCCACTTGAACTGGCGCACGAACTCTTCTAAGTGGTTCTGCACAACGCGATACAGAGTCACCAGGTCGCCGTTGATGTCATTGAGGACTTCAACCGGCGCGGCCTGGGGCCGCAGGAAGTAAAGCGCGGCGCCGCCGGCAAATACTTCGACGTAGCATTCATGGGGTGGGAACAGCGGAATAAGACGATCTGCCAGGCGACGCTTGCCGCCCATCCAGGGGATTATTGGTGTGCTCATAAGTGATCCTTGTTTTGAAAATTGGATTCGCTTAGGCTTCGCACCCCCTGCGCAGTGGGGCGAGGCCTTGGTTGGAGCACTCGGCGTGTTCGAGTGATTCAGCGTCGAGCGGGTGTTAGCGCACCAGCTCGTCGCCTCGTTTACTGCGCAGGGGGGTTTTAGGCCCCTACGGGAATCTCATAGGGCTTGAAGCGCACTACCTCCTCCCCGAGCCATTCATTCACTTGCGCCATGCGCGCCTGAATCGGCTCCAGTTCATTGGCAGCATAAATTTGCGCCGCTTCCCTGATTGATCCAAACCCGCCCGCGTTCTGCGGCACGATACCCATCAGCTGCGGCGGAATGCGTAAGCTGGCCAACACGTCGTCGCGGGTCTGGTTTTTGATCGAGTTGAATTCATCCTTGGCCGTCACTTCGCTTACCGGGATGATCTGCAACCCGTCCTTTTTGCCGTTCGGCGAGTACACGAACAAGTTGCGGAAGTTGCCAGGCCCCTTGGAGTCCTTCAGCGCCTTGCGTAGGGAATCAACGTCCGCCTCGTTCTGCGCGGCGTCGGTCATGTAGAGGATGAAGCCGGCATGGCTGCCGTTCTCGTAATACTTGCGGCGAAACAGCGTGGCCGATTCATTCAGCAACGCCGACTGCAAGGCGCTGATCCACTCGGGCAAGCCATACACCTCCTGGTGCAGATCCGCTTCCCGCAGATGAAAAACGGTGCCCGGTTCAAATTCATGCTCCTCCTTCCAGCCCTGGACCATGAACTGCCGGCCGTCCTTACCCGAGCGCATGTACTTCGCCAGCGGCGGTACGAGCTCGCGCACCGGGCCGAGCATCGAGCGCCGACCTTCCAGATAGCCGTTACCCAGGCAGAGGAAGTCCAGAGCGAACTGTTCGAACGCTGCCCGCGACAGCAGCCGGTGTGGAATGAAGGTTTTGCTCAGCAAATTGCGCTTGAACATCAGACCCGAATGAAGGTGCACGCTGGAACCCACGGACCGTGCCAGACCGTCCAGCGACAGCGGCGGCTCGTACCAACGCCCGTTAAACCAGCACTCCAGATAATCAAACACCTCCCGGCCACTCAACACTGGGGACGGCTCGCCAAAACTGAACGCCTCCATCTTGCTGTTACTGCGCGGAATAAATTCCTGCGTTGCAACCGTGGAAGCCTGAGCCACTTGCTTGGTATTTCTGCGGCGGTTCGACATCAAAAAATCTCCATCCGCCCGGTGTTGGCAGTGGTCTGCCCCTCCAGCGGTTCGTTGTGCAATGCGTGAAAGAGCGCCCATGCCAGGTCGGCGTGGCCGGTGTTGTCGTTGCGGCCAGCGGTGTAGGTGAATTGGCGACCGCCCGCAGTGATGGTTTTGCGGATCGCCATCAGCGACTGCGCCATGTCTGTCCAGCCGGCGTCGAACTCCAGCCGGCCCCGGTGGATGACGTCGTAGGCCTTCAGCACCAGGCGGGTCTTGACCTCGGGCGAGTAGCTGAACGTGGTGACGTTGGGGAAGAATTGGCGCACCAGCTGCGCCACGCCGCTGCCCAGGCCGGTGACATCGATCCCGATGTACGTCACCCAGTAGCGGTCGCATACTGATTTGATGAAGCTGGCCTGCGCCGCGAAGTCCATGCCGCGAAACTGATGCCGCTCCAGCACCCTGAACTTGCCCCCCGGTACCAGCGGAGGCGCGACCACCACCATGCCTGAGCAGTCGCCGGTTTCCGCCGGGTCGTAACCAACCCACACCTGGCGGTCGCCGAATGGCCGCATGGCAAACGGCTTGTAGTCCTCGGCCCACTCGACCCAACTGTCGACCATGCAAGGCTGCAACACCGTCAGCGGGAAGATGCTCGCTCCGTCGTCGACGAATTCGCACATGAGCAGGTTGGCGAACGCCTCGGGGCTGTACTCCCGCCGCAGTTCTTCAATGTCGAACAGGTCGCAACCGCCCTGCTCCGCGTCGAGGATGGTGACGATTTGCCGCCACAACCGATCCTCACAGAACCGGCCCTGCTGGAGTGCCCCATGGGATACGTCGACTTTAGTGTGTTGCGCGGCCGGCTTGCCCTTGTTGAAGCGCTCGCCCGTCCAGAAGGTGTAGGCCTCATGGGCCATCGTCGATGGCGTCGAAAAGTAGGTTTTGCGCCACTTTTTGTGCATCGCCATACCCGACGCGACCTTGTTCAGCTCCTCAAACTTAAACGTCCAGAAGAATTCGTCGAAGTAGAAATTGCCGTGATAGCCCTGGGCGGTGCGCGCGTTGGTACCGAGGAAAAACAGCTCGGCGCCGTTCGGTAGAACGATGGGATCACCGGTCAGCTCGACGCCGATGACCTCGCGGGCAAACGCCTGGATGTACCCCCGGAACAGGTAGGCCTGGTTTTTTGAAGCCGACAGGAAAATCTGATTGCGCCCGGTCTCCAGCGCATCAATGAACGCCTCACGAGCAAAGTAGTAAGTGGCGCCGATCTGCCGACTCTTGAGGATGACGCGAGTGCGCTGACTGCCCGCCCGATGCCAGTCTTTCTGATAGTCGAAGCATCCATCGATGAACGCTTCACGCAGCAGCTCGATCTGGTCTTCGCTGATGTCGTTTTTCGGCGTCTTTTTCTTCGGACCTTCGTTGCGCTTGGCGAGGTTGGGATTGAGTTCAGTTTCGGTCCCGCCGCCCTGGAATCGCTGAATACGGGCCTGGCGCTCCAGTTGGCGATGCAGCAGGTCAATTTCCTTGAAGTCGCCGCCGCTCTTGCCTTCCTTGAGGATCAATTGCACCAGCCGAGCTTCCAACGCACCGCCAATGCGCTCAACGTTATCTGCCCGATCCCATTCGTCGCGGGCCTTCCAGCTGTGTAGCGTTTTTTCCTTTTCGCCCGTAGCCTCGGCAATCTCGCAGATACGCCAACCCATCCAATACAGGAACTTGGATTGGCGTCGGGGATCGATTGGGAGCAGTTCAGTCGTAGTCATGGCCGCGATGCTGCCGCCCGCGCCGGCGAGTCAGTAGCGCCGGCCCTTGTAGCCCTGCTCTATACAATCCCGTCCCGTTGCCGCGACTCGCGCGCGTCACGAACATGCCCCTCATTGCAACGCACTTAGCGCCCAACGCATTGAGGATTCCCGGCATGAAGAAATTTCGCAGCAATTGGTTCCGCGTCGCCGTCGAGGGCGCTACCTCCGACAAGCGCACCATCAAACGTAGCTGGCTGGAACAGGCGGCGAAGAACTTCAACCCATCTACCTACGGCGCCCGCATTTGGCTGGAGCACTTTCGCAGTGTGATGCCAGACAGTCCGTTCCAAGCCTACGGTGACGTGCTCGCGGTCAAGACCGAAGAAGTGGAAATCAACGGCCAGAAGAAGCTTGCCCTGTTCGCCCAGGTCGAGCCGACACCTGAGCTGATCGCCATGAACAAGGCAAAACAGAAGGTCTACACCTCGATCGAGATCGACGATAGCTTTGCCGACACCGGCGAGGCCTACATAGTCGGCCTGGCAGTGACCGATTCACCGGCCAGCCTGGGTACCGACGTGCTGGCATTTTCGGCACAAAAACCTGAATCCAGCCCGTTCAAGGATCGCCATTACTCCTCCACTTCGATGTTCACTGAAGCCGTGGAAACCGAGCTGAAGTTTGAAGAAATCGAAGACAAGCCAGGCATCGGCGCTCAGCTCTTTAGCAAGGTGCAGGCACTGCTCGGCGGCAAACAGGTGAAGGACGATGCCGAGTTCGCCCAGATCGGCCAGGCCGTCGAAGCGATCGCCGACCACGTCAAGGATCTGCCCGAGCAACTGGCCGCCGAGAAAAAATTCTCCGGCGAGTTGAACACCAAGGTTGAGCAGCTCAGCAACGACTTGAGCGACCTGAAAACCACCCTCGGTAAAACCCAAGACCACTCCCAAACCCAGCGCCCACCGGTAACCGGCGGCGGCAAACAAGCCCTGGCTGAGTTCTGACCTGCGGCCTTCACCGCCCAGCCCACTATCGGAGACACACATGCGTAACGACACTCGAAAACTCTTTACCGGCTACCTCGGCCAGGTCGCCCTGCTCAACGGCGTTGAATCGGCCACCGCCACGTTCAGCGTTGACCCCACTATCCAACAACGCCTGGAAACCAAGATTCAGGAGTCGAGCGAGTTCCTGACCAAGGTCAACGTCATCGGCGTCGATGAACAGGAAGGCGAAAAGGTTGGCTTGGGCGTGGGCGGCACAGTTGCCAGCCGCACCAACACCAACGTCAAAAAGCGTGAGCCACGCAGCATTGGCACGCTGTCGAGCGACAAGTACAAGGCAGAACAAACCGACTTCGACACCTTCGTCAGCTACAAACAGCTCGACGCTTGGGCGAAGTTCCCGGACTTCCAAACCCGCTTGTCCAGCGCCATTGCTCAACGCCAGGCGCTTGACCGCATCCAGATCGGTTTCTATGGCGTTTCCGCCGCAGAGCAAACCGACCGCACGGCGCACCCGTTGTTGGAGGACGTCAACATCGGTTGGCTCCAGCAGTACCGCACTCACGCGCCTGACCGCGTGCTGAAAGAAGGCGCCGTCGCCGGGAAGATCACCATCGGCAAGACTGGCGACTTCAAGAACATTGACGCCCTGGTCTACGACGCCATCCAGCTGCTTGACCCCTGGTATCGCCGTAACCCCGGCCTGGTAGTGCTGACCGGTCGCGAGCTGGTCCACGACAAGTTTTTGGCCTTGGTCAATAAGGACCAGGACGCGACCAACACCCTGGCGAGCGATCTGATCATCTCGCAACGTCGCGTCGGCGGCTTGCCGCTGTACGAAGTGCCGTATATCCCAGAGGGCACGATCCTCATCACCACCTTCGCCAACCTGTCGGTGTACTGGCAGATCGGCGGGCGCCGCCGCTATCTCAAAGAAGAGCCGGAGTGGAACCGCGTCAGCAACTTCGAATCGTCGAACGAAGCCTACGTAGTTGAGGAATATGGCCTGGGTTGCCTGCTGGAAAACATCACCCCAGTCGAAGAAGCCGGCAGCGAGGGTTAAACCCATGGCACTCAGCATCGCCCAAGCCCACCAACGCCGCGCACGCGCGGCTATGGAGGCAGCGAAGACGGCACCGCAGCAATCAATGGCGGGGGCCACTGCTTACGAGCATCAACTGAATCAGTTGCTGCAGGACCGGCTGCGCTTGAAAGCCATCCAGTCCAATGAGGGCAAGGCCGCGCTCAAGCTGCAACTGCTGCCTGAGTACATCCCCTATGTCGAGGGCGTGCTTCAGGCTGGCAACGGCGCCCAGGACGACGTAATGACTACCGTCATGATCTGGCGCGTCGACGTCGAGGACTACAGCGGCGCCCTGGATATTGCCGACTACGTGCTCAAGCACAAGCTGATCATGCCGGACCGTTTCGAACGCACCACCGGGTGCCTGGTGGCGGAAGAAATCGCCACCGCAGCACTGAAGGCTCAAAAGGCCAACGGCACTTTCGACCTGAGCATCTTGCACCGCACCGTCGAGCTGACCGACGCCGAAGACATGCCCGACCAGGCCCGCGCCAAGCTTTACCTCGCAACCGGCCGCGCGACATTGGATGGCATCACCGCCGAGGAGCCAGGCCAGCCCGGACAGATTCAGGCCGGTATCGACCTGCTCAAGCGGGCGATCGAGCTGCACGACGGCTGCGGCGGCAAGAAGGATTTGGACAGCGCCGAGCGCCTCCTGAAAAAACACGCTGCCACTGGCAGCTAACCGAGCGTCCCCACGCACCCCGCCGGCTCGGGGCGGATCGGCCAGGCCGCTCCTCCTGAACGTGAAGCCCCGACCACCGGCGATCTATTTTTGAGTGCCGTTCCATGAGCGCATTTGTAGCCAGCGGCCCAGTCACCGGCGGCCATATCAACACCGACCCGTTCTGGCCCTCAATCGATCTTGAGCAGCTGCGCGCCACTTTGCGCATCGACAACAGCGTCACCCCAGCCCGCCTGGAAACTGCCGTAATCGCCGCAGCCATCAACCTCAACCGTGAACTGAAGTCTTGGAAGGCCACACAACAGGCTGCCGGCCACGCAACTTTGGCCGATGTGCCCGACGACAAGATCAACGACGTTTCGGTCCAGGCCCACCTGTACCGCCGTGCGATCGAGGCCGGTACCGGCGCCGAAGTCTGCGAGCGGTACCGCGACTACAGCGCCACCAATACCGGCAGCGACAAAGCCGAAGAAACCACCCCAACCATCGACGACTATCGCCGCGACCTGCGCTGGGCCGTCCGTGACTTCCTCGGGATCAGCCGCACCACCGTGGAGCTGATCTGATGCCCGTCGCCGTCCGCACCAATCAAAACGACACCGTCGACGCCCTCTGCTGGCGGTTCTACGGGCGCACTGCCGGCGTCACCGAGGCTGTGCTTGAAGCCAACCCCGGCCTGGCCGACCACGGCCCGATCCTGCCGCAAGGCCTTGTCGTCAACATGCCCGAAGCCCAAACCAGCGCGCCCCAGCGGCAGATGGTGCAGCTATGGAACTGACCCCCTGCATCCAAGGAAAACCACACCATGGCTGATCCGACTTCCAGCGTTGTGACTGGCCTGCTCATTGGTCTGGGCCTATCGACCGTAACGCCCGTGATCGATGACGGGGCGCTGTTCGGCGCCATCCTCGGTGCCTGGCTGGTTACCAGTACCAAGCGCGACCTCAAAGTCTGGCAGCGGCTGGGCTCACTGTTCCTGTCGGCCGGCGTGGGTTACCTGTTCGCGCCCATGGCCTTACAGGCAATTCCGTTTATCACCAGCGGCGGCAGTGCATTTGTCTGTGCCCTAGTGGTCATCCCGATCAGCATCAAGCTCATGGTGTGGGTGGAAAAAGCGGACATCTGGGACATATGGCGTCGCATCAGAGGGGGCACCTGATATGCCGAACATCGAACTGGCCGTGCAGTTGATTACGGCGATCGCTTACCTGCTGAGTGCCCTGCGCCTGGCCTGCTACACCCGAGGCGATGCGCGGTACCGCCGCAGCATCTCGCTGTTGGCAAGCCTGTTTGGCGCCACGTTGTGCATCTGCGGTCTGGAGATTCTGCTGGAGCGCCAGCCCACCAGCCTCGGGCAGGCCGCTGCCATCGTGTTGCTCTGCATCCTGATTTTCCGTTCACGCGGCAACGTCGCCGCCCTGTTGAGGCCCAGCGCATGACCACCACCCTTCGCCACGGCGACCGCTCGCAAGCAGTGCTGATGCTGCAAAAGAACCTCAACAAGCACGGTGCCAACCTCTATCCTGATGGTGTGTTCGGCGACGACACTGAATCGGCTGTTCGCGCTTACCAGCTGAAAGTCGGCCTGGTAGTCGATGGCGCCGCCGGCGAAAAGACCCAAACCAGCCTGGCCGGTGGCGACTGCACGCAGCTGCTGCGCAACAATGACCTGGTGGCCGCTGCCGAACGCCTCGACGTTCCGTTGGCGAGCATCTATGCGGTCAATGAAGTGGAATCGAAGGGCAAGGGCTTTCTCGACAACGGCAAGCCGGTGATCCTGTTCGAACGACACATCATGTACCGCCAGCTCGCCACGGCACGACATGCCGGCGATGACGCGGCCGAACTCAAGCGTCACGCGGACCAGCTCGCCACCGCCAACCCTGCCCTGGTCAACCCGAAGCCCGGCGGATACATCGGCGGTACATCCGAACACCAGCGCCTGGCCATGGCCCGCCTGATCGACGACACAGCCGCACTGGAGTCGGCTTCCTGGGGAGCGTTCCAGATCATGGGCTTTCATTGGAAGCGCCTCGGCTACTCCAGCGTGCAGGCCTTCGTCGCGGCAATGACTGCCGGCGAATCGCAGCAGCTCGACGCCTTCACCCGCTTCATCGAAACCGACCCGGTGCTGCACAAGGCGCTGAAGGGCCGCAAATGGGCCGAGTTCGCCAGGCTCTACAACGGGCCAGATTATTTGCGGAACCTCTACGACACCAAGCTCCAGCGCGCCTACGAGCGGCACGCCGCCTGCGAGTGTGGCAAAGGAGTGGCGGCATGATCGACTTCAAAGCGCTGCAAAAGCTGCGGGTAAGGGACGGTGACCTGCTGGTGGTACCGGAGTCGACCGAACAAAGCGATATGGAGTTGTTGGCCGAGTCCATCCAGATCATGAACGGCGCACGGGCCGTAATCGTGCGCGGCCCGATCAAACAGCTCGATACCGCCGACATGAACAAGCTCGGCTGGTACCGCGCGTGAGCACGCTGCGCCAGGCCCTGTATGGTCTCGCCCTGCTTGGCGCCCTGGTGCTGCTGATATGGGTCCAGGAAACACGCATCGATGTCGCTGAAGGCAAAACCGAACGGGCGCAGGATGCGGCCAAGACCGCCCGCGAGGACGCAGACCGCAACCTGGAGACGGCCAACACCCTCACCGACACCCTTAAGCAGGAACGCGATGCACAGAGCACCCTGCGCGCCCAACAGGATCAGTTGCGCCAAAGCCTGGCCAAACGCGAGCGAACAATAGAGGAGCTGAAACGTGAAAATGACGACCTTCGGAAATGGGCTGATCAGCCTTTGCCTGACGCTGCTCGCCGGCTGCGCGAGCGCCCCGCCCTCACAGGCGCCGCAGCTTATCGTGACTGGCTGTCCGGCCGTATTGCCGTGCCACCTGCCGGCGACAAGCCCGCTCAATAACGGTGACCTCCTGACCGACGAGGACCGCGCCGAAGCCGCCTGGGCTGACTGCGCGGCGCAAGTCGACATGATCTACAAACACCAACAGGCCAACCCATGAATAAGCCGGAAAGCCTGCGCGCCCACCTCCTGGCCACCGTCGCCGAGTTCAAACACAACCCCGACCGTCTGCTGATATTCATCGACAACGGCAAAGTCCGCTGCACTGCTGCCCACACCCTGTCGTTCGAATACAGCTTTGACCTGCAGATCATCCTTACCGAGTTCGCCGGCCATCCCGACAGCGTGATCCTGCCGATTCTCGGTTGGCTGAGCGTCAACCAATCCGAGCTTCTGGAAAACCTCGACAAGGTGAAAGATGGCATCCAGTTCGAAGCCGACATTCTGGACAAGAACAAGGTGGACCTCAGCATTACCCTCCCGCTGACGGAACGGGTTGTGGTCGGAGAGGATGACCAAGGCAACACCACCGTGAAGCATCCGAACGAACCGCAGTACGTGGCGGGCTACCTCGATCCGAACTGGAAGCCTGGAGCCCAGGGCAACACCAGTGAGTGGAGAGTGCCCTGTGGCGAATAACCTGGAAGCCTTAGAGACTTGGGCGGCGGTGCTGCTGGATCGGCTCGAGCCAGGAGAACGAAGCAAGTTGGCGCGAAGCATCGGCCAGGAGCTGCGCCGCAGTCAGCAGAAGCGCGTGATGGCGCAGGAAAATCCGGATGGGAGCAAGTACGCCCCTCGAAAGCATCGGGATCTGCGAGGGAAGCAAGGACGGATAAAGCGGAAGTTGGCGATGTTCAAGAAGCTACGGACAGCGTCATACCTCAAGGTCCGTGGTGATAGCAACGCCGTAACGGTTGGGTTCACCGGGCGTATAGCCCGGATTGCAAGGGTTCATCAGTACGGTTTGAAGGACAGAGCTGAGCGTGGCGCCACCGATGTACGCTACGAGCAGCGGGAAGTGCTTGGTTTTACCGAGGCTGACATTGACTTGATACGTGACAGTCTGCTGACTCACCTCACTACTTAGAGATGGACTTTCTATGTAAGTAAGGTAACAAAAACAATTCCCCTTTTTCCCTTGCGTCTCCGACCGCCAATACGAATTGATCTAAATCACCTTCAAACTCCTGAACAAAACGGCTGAGCAGCTTTACATCAGGCGAATCAGCAACAATCCCAACAGAGTAATCGTCAAGTAATCGTAGATAAGCGTAAAGTTTGTCCAAGGGTTCTCTGAGCGCTTCCTGAAATGGCTGAAACGCAACATAAACCTGACTTCCCTTTATCACTCTAAAATTCATTAGCGCTTCGTAAAACCCAAGATACACATCCGAATACTCTTTTAACCTAGTACGAAAAGCAGCGGCCTCAGACACACGCCATCTCTCACCTTCAGTCGTGTTCTCGATATGTTCCTTCGAAAAGACCGTACGTTCGTGCTCCCTTATGGGGTAGCGCAGCTTATGACTCGCCCTTGAGAGCTTATGACTTTGAAAAACGAGTGCTTTCGCCGCTTCGTACGATTCTTTACCGACTAAATCTCTTTTCCAAATTCTCAACCCGTAAATAGCGATACTTGCAGTAACAACTGCGGCGACTGTTACAACCATATCCCTTACGATGGATACGTATGTTCCTAGCAAAACCGGATTAATTTCCACGTCCAAATCCCACCCTATTGCTCGCCAATCAGATAAGCGCATGGTGCAGAAAACCCCGCAACAACTCCATAAAAACTGCATCCGCTTGTAAGGTTGGGTTTTACAACACTACAAGGCTGCACTCCCGCACGCGCGACGCCACCATAGGCGCCATGAACGACTTCGCCGCCCTCTCCCGCATGCTCGAAAACCTCATCCGCTTCGGCGTCATCGCCGCCGTGCAGATGGAGCCCCCGCGCGTGCAGGTAAAAACCGGTTCACTGACCACCGCCTGGCTGCCGTGGCTCGCCGTACGTGCGGGCGCCGACCAGGAATGGGACCCGCCCACCGAAGGCGAACAGGTGATCCTGCTAAGCCCATCCGGCCAACTTGCTAACGGCGTCGTCGTAACCGGCCTGTTCAGTGATCACCTCCCCGCCAACGGCAACCGCGCCGGCCTGTACCGTCGCACCTACGTCGACGGCGCGGTGATCGAGTACGACAGCGTCCAACATCACCTGAACGCCACCCTACCCGACAGCGGCACCACCAGCCTGGTCAGCAAGAGCGGGATCAACATCATCGGCCCCATCAATCACCAGGGCGATTACAACCAAACCGGCAACCAGAACGTGGTCGGGCTTGTGACCGTTTCCGAAGACGTGATCGCGGCCAACATCAGCCTGGTCAAACACCCGCACGGCGGCGTGTCGGTGGGCAGCGCGAAGACGGGGAAACCAGAATGAACCGTGAAACCGGCGGCGCCATAACCGACCTGGGCCACATCGGCCAGAGCATCGAAGACATCCTCACCACCCGCATCGGTACCCGAATCATGCGCCGCGAATACGGCAGCCTGCTGCCCGAGTTGGTGGATCATCCCTTCAACGACGCTACGCGTCTGCGTGTTTACGCGGGCTCCGTCATGGCGCTGATGCGTTGGGAGCCCCGTATCAGCCTCAGCCGTGTGCAGTTCCTCGGCGCGAACCTGCAAGGGCAGTCGGTGCTGGAGCTGGAAGGCTCCGTCGTCGACAGCAATGAGCCGTTGAGCTTGAGCGTGCCCCTGCAAATGGGTGGTGGCGTATGAACTCGTTTGCCGCGATTGACCTAAGCCAGCTCCCGGCGCCGCAGATTGTCGAGCAGATCGACTTCGAACTGATCCTGGCCGAGCGCAAGGCCTACATGATCAGCCTGTGGCCGATCGAGGAACAGGAGCAGATTGCAGCGCGCCTCGACATGGAATCTGAACCCCTGGCAAAGCTGCTGCAGGAGAACGCCTACCGCGAAACCATCTGGCGTCAGAGGGTGAATGAGGCGTCCATGGCGAACCTGCTGGCCTTTGCCAAAGGCCCAGACCTGGATCAACTGGCTGGCAATTTCAACGTACAGCGCCTGGTGGTTCAGGAAGCCAAGCCCATGGCGGTCCCGCCCCTCGCGCGGATTATGGAAAGCGACGACAGCTTGCGCGAACGGGCGCAAATGGCCTGGGAGGGCTTGAGCACCGCCGGCCCGCGCCAGAGCTACATATTCCACGCCCGAGGCGCTGACGGCCGTGTTGCCGATGCCACGGCCGAAAGCCCATCACCCGCCGTGGCGGTTGTTACCGTGCAGGCGCTGCTAGGCGACGGCAGCGCGCCTGCCGACCTGGTCAACGTCGTCAAAAAACACCTGAGCGACGATGACCGCCGGCCCGTTGCCGACCGCCTCACCGTCCAGGGCGCGGAGATCATCCGGTACGCGGTTAAAGCCAAGCTCTACCTGCTGACCAGCGGCCCCGAGTCAGAGCCAATCCTTGCGGCAGCCGAACAGCGCCTGCTGGCATACGTCCACCAACGTCGACGCCTCGCAATGGAGGTGTCGGAATCAGCGCTGCACGCCGCCTTGTTCGTCGAGGGGGTTCGCAAAGTTGAGCTGGAAGACTGGGTCGATATCGTCGCCACCAAAGAACAGGCGCCCTACTGCACGGGTGTGACCATCATGCGGGGCGTTGAATAATGAGCGCCCAGCAGCTGCTGCCGAACAACTCCACGTCGCTTGAGCGCCAGGCTGCTCAGGCCCTCGCGCACATTCAGCGCGTACCGATCCCGCTGAGAACGCTCTGCAACCCTAACACCTGCCCGGTGGTGGCACTGCCCTACCTGGCCTGGGCCTTCTCCGTCGATCGTTGGGACAGCAACTGGAGCGAAGCCACTAAGCGCGCCGCCATTCGGTCATCCCGCTACATCCACGCGCACAAAGGCACCATCGGCGCCTTGCGCCGCGTGGTCGAGCCACTGGGCTACTTGATCGAGGTGATGGAGTGGTGGCAGACCGTACCGGAAGGCGTGCCCGGCACCTTTGCGTTGAAGGTCGGAGTGCTGGACACCGGCATCACCGAAGAAATGTACCAGGAACTGACCTGGCTGATTGATGACGCCAAGCCGCTCACCCGCCCACTGACTGGGCTGGCCATCAGCTTGGAAAGCACCGGAACCGTATTCATCGGGGCCTGCGTGTACGAAGGCGACGAACTAAGCGTTTACCCACCGACCCAGCGCGATATCGACGTCAGCGGCGTGTACCGCATCGGTGGCCGCGAACACCATATCGACACGATGGACATCTACTCATGACCGACCAAAACAGCCAGTTCTTCGCGATCCTCACCGCCGTCGGTGAAGCCAAACAGGCGAACGCCGCAGCCCTCGGCACATCCTGGACGTTCGCCCAGATGGCCGTGGGTGATGCCAACGGCACCGACCCTATCCCCAGCCGCACACAAACCAAACTGATCAACGAGCGCCGACGTGCACCGTTGAACCAGGTGAAGGTGGATCCGGCCAACGCCAGCGTGATCATCGCCGAGCAGATCATCCCTGAGAGCGTCGGCGGGTGGTGGGTGCGGGAACTTGCGCTGTATGACGCGGACGGCGATATGGTGGCTGTCGCCAACTGTGCGCCCACGTTCAAGCCGCTGCTGACCCAGGGCTCAGGCCGGACGCAGGTGATTCGCATCAACCTGATCGTCAGCAGCACGGCGAACATTGAGCTGAAGATCGACCCCAGCGTTGTCTTGGCGACTCGCGAATACGTCGACACCGTCATTGTTGAGGCGCTATCAAAGCTGGACTACAAACACTCAGTGCTGGCGGCAACTACGGCAAATATCACGCTGACCGGTATCCAGACCATCGATGGAGAGCTGTTGCCGGCCGGTGCCCGCGTCCTGGTGAAGGATCAGGCTCAAGCCAAGGAAAACGGCATCTACGTTGTCCCCGCAGCGGGCGCCTGGAAACGTGCGCTGGATGCTGACACCAGCGTCGAGGTCACGCCTGGGCTGTTAGTCAGTGTCGAAAAGGGCACGGTCAACGGCGATAGCGTGTGGCAGCTGGTGACGGATGCGCCGATTGTCCTGGGCACCACTGCGCTGGCCTTCGAAATGGTAGCTGGACGCACGGGTGTCAGCGCAGGCGCATACACCAAGGTGACGGTCGACAAGTACGGCCGGGTGATTGCCGGTATCACCCCTACCACACTGGCGGGTCACGGAATCACCGACACATACACCAAGGATGAAATCGCGGCGATGATCGCCCAGGCCTCGGCGTTGCCGGTGGGCTCGATGATCGGTTTTCCGGTGGACAAGGTTGCGCCGGGGTTTCTGGAGCTGGACGGTAGCGTCAAAAGCGTTGCAACGTATCCAGACCTGGCGACGTTCCTGGGCGGGGCATTCAACAAGGGCGACGAGGGCGCCGGTAACTTTCGCCTGCCCGAGTCGCGCGGCGAGTTCCTGCGGGGCTGGGACCATGGGCGTGGCGTGGATGCCGGGCGCGCAATTGGCTCTATGCAGCTCGATAGTCTGCAAGGCTTCCGCATGGAGTCGATGCGGGGTAAGGCCAGCACATCCTGGGGTAACGATGATGGCGGCGCTGGTGATCCAGCGTGGGGCCCGCCGATGGGCTCAGTCACTCCGAGCACAAGACCCCGTAACTTAACGGGCGCGTTCGTAAGTGATGGCGTGAACGGCGTGCCTCGTGTTGGATCGGAAACCCGCTCGCGTAGCTTGGCGGTGATGTGGTGCATCAAGGCTTGGAACGCGCCGATCAATCAGGGAAATATCGACGTTGCGGCCCTGGCCAGCGAAGTCGAGAAAACCCGGAACCTCTCGATTCAAGGTGCTTACCGGGGAATCCTGATCTCTTCGCCCGGCGTCGGCTCGCTTATCTCGGCCCGCGTTGATCAGGTGATTGTGAAAGATGGGGCCGGCGTAGCACGCCGTATCAGCAACCTATCTGCCGCGATCAATCTGGCTACTGTCGGGGCCAATGGCCTAGATTCCGGGACATTGGCAGCCTCGAGCTTTTACTCGTTGTGGGCTATCAACGGCCCTACCCACGCATTCATTGCTGCCTTATGCCCTGTACAGACGGGGTCGACCACAGCGGGTTCTGCCGTCGTTACTGGCTTGTCCTCGACCGGTGCGCTGCGTGTAGGTATGCAGTTATCGAGTTCAGCGTTTCCGGCCGGAACACTTGTACAGAGCATTGATTCACCAACTCAGATCAACGCGAGCTCCCTGGCGCTCACCACGAGTGCGACGGCCTCTTTGCGGTTCGTCTGTGATCCGGTGTTGCCTGCCGGGTACACGTCAAAGGCGCGCGTAGGCATGTTTTTAACGGGGGCAAACGGACTGCCATGCGCTTATACGCAGCTCGACAACATCGTCTTATTCGATCCGACTGCAGGATCAAATACGGTCAACTATCCAGTGGCTGTATCGGGCGCCGCAAGTGCGCCAGTGTCCGTATCGCTGGCGAATCTGGTGCCGCCAACTGCTCGTAAAGTTTCGTTGGTTGCCGGGTGTACGGGGGGCTACGTGGGGTTTGCGCCTGAGGGTTCATTCGCCTCTACGCCTGGTACTGGCTACCTGAGTCCAGCGCAGTTGAACGGGTTCCCTTTTGCAGGTGGCTATAACGCCTCAGGTCCTGTGCCTACCGCACAGGGCGAGTTTATTTTGCGGCGCATGAGCTTCCTATACTGCGCAACCGCCGCGTCGGCAGTAGCACAAGTCATGGGCTGGGAGGATGGGTTATGAGTTTTGCAGTTCGCAATGATGGGATTTATCGCTGCCGGTCAGTGGGTGGGCCAGACGAATTACTTCCTGGGGAGTATTTTTCAGACACCTATGTAGCGTTATCGCATGGCGAGACAGACGCGGATGCTGAGCGGTCGTGGCGTGACGGGGAGTTGGTGCGTGTGATCTGGTTGCGTGAACGTCACCGTGACCAGGTGGAAATCGAGACAGCCGCCACGCTTTCCACAGAACAATTCAGGGAGTTACTGGTATACATGCAGGACCTGCGCGACTGGCCGCAAAATCCAGCATTCCCCGATGCTCGACAACGGCCAACTGAACCCAGTTGGCTTTCCCAGATCCAGATCACCACCCCATAAGTCTACCTGGGCATTTGTAGCTCTCACCGGTACAAGCCGCGCCGCTCGCCCATCCGGCGCGCGCGCGGCAGCCTGTGCACTGTCATTCCATCACAGCGCAGGCATACACCCATGGCCGGTTCAGACTATCTCCACGGCGTGCGGGTTCTCGAACTCAACGACGGCACCCGCCCCATTCGCACCATCGCAACCGCAGTCATCGGCCTGGTATGTACGGCTGAAGATGCAGACCCGCTCGCTTTCCCGCTGGACACTCCTGTCCTGCTGACCAATGTGCAAACTGCCATCGCCAAAGCCGGCGTCAAAGGCACCCTGGCGAAGAGCCTGCAGGCCATCGCCGACCAGACCAAGCCCTACACCATCGTGGTGCGGGTCAAGGAAGGCGCAGACTCAGCCGCCACCACCACCGCCCTGATCGGCACCACCACCGCTGACGGCAAATACACCGGCATGAAAGCCCTGCTCGCGGCCAAGGCCCGAGTGGGCATGACGCCACGCATTCTCGGAGTGCCAGGCCTCGACAGCCAGCCGGTGGCTACCGCTCTGGTATCGATTGCCCAGGACCTGCGCGCCTTCGCCTACGTCAGCGCCTGGGACTGCAAAACCAAGGAAGAGGTGGTCGCCTACCGGGAAAACTTCGGCGCACGTGAGGTCATGGTGATCTGGCCGGAGTTCCAAAACTGGGACACGGTCACCAGCGCGACCGTTACCGCGTCGGCGGTGGCCCGTGCCCTGGGCCTGCGGGCGAAAATTGACAAAGAAACCGGCTGGCACAAGACCCTCTCCAACGTCGCGGTCAACGGCGTGACCGGCATCAGCGCCGATGTGTTCTGGGATCTGCAAAACCCAGCCACCGACGCCAACTACCTCAACAGCAACGAGGTCACCACTCTGATCAATGAGGGTGGCTTCCGCTTCTGGGGCAGCCGTACGTGCAGCGACGATCCGCTGTTCGCGTTCGAAAACTACACCCGCACCGCGCAGATCATCGCCGACACCATGGCCGAGGCGCACATGTGGGCCATGGACAAGCCGATGCACGCCTCCCTGGTCAAAGACATCATCAATGGGATCAACGCCAAGTTCCGAGAGCTGATTGCCCAGGGTTACCTGATCGGCGGGCAGTGCTGGTACCCGGAAGACATCAACGACAAGGACACACTCAAGGCCGGCAAGCTGACCCTCGACTACGACTACACCCCCGTGCCGCCCCTGGAAGACCTCACCTTGCGTCAGCGCATCACCGACCGCTACCTGATGCAGTTCGCCGCCGCAATTGCCGCATAAAACCGGGCCTCCCCGCGAGGGGAGTTAACCCCGTGCCATAACCCCGGAGATCCCCGCCATGGCCATGCCTCACAAACTGAAAAATATGAACCTGTTCAACGACGGCGGCAGCTACGCAGGTAAGGTCAAGACCGTCACCCTGCCTGCCTTGGGCCGCAAGATGGAGGCATGGCGCGCCGCCGGCATGAATGGCCCGGTCAAGGCTGACCTAGGCATGTCCGACGACGGCATCCAGCTGGAATGGAAGCTGGGCGGCCTGGACCTGGTCGTGCTCAAGCAGTTCGGCGCGGTCAACGCAGCGGGTATTCCCCTGCGTTTCGCCGGTGCCTTCCAGCAGGACGACACCGGTGAAATCAGCGCCGTAGAGGTGACCGTTCGAGGCCGTCACGAAACCATTGAAATGGGTGACGCCACACCTGGTGAAGACACCGAACACTCCGTCACCACCACCTGCACCTACTACAAGCTGACCGTCGACAACGAAGACATCATCGAAATCGACCTGCTGAATTTCATCGAGAAGGTCGGCGGCGTCGACATGCTTGAGAAACAGCGCAGCGCCATCGGCCTTTGATCGCCAGCATCGATCGTTAACCGCATAACCTCACTACCAGGAGCTTTCCCATGAAACCCGCAGCTACCGAACTACCAGACGTACAACCCCTGGCCGACGACAACACTGTCATCCTCGACACGCCGATCCGTCGTGGCACCACCACCATCGACAGCATCACCCTGCGCAAGCCCAACTCGGGCGAGCTGCGCGGCGTGAGCCTGTCCGAGCTATTGCAGATGGACGTCAACAGCCTGGTCAAGGTGGTGCCGCGCATCAGCAGTCCAACCCTCACCGCCATTGAAGTCACGTCGATGGACCCCGCCGATCTGTTCGCACTCGGCACCAAGGTGTCTGGTTTTTTGCTACAGAAATCGATGAAGACGGACGCATCCCTCGTTGCGTAGAGGAAGCCATGGCCGATTTGGCCGTGGTTTTTCACTGGGCGCCTGCTGATATGGATCAGTTGGGCCTGAAGGAACTGATGGAATGGCGCGAGCGCGCCAGGGTGCGGAGCTCCACCGATGGCAAATGATCTGAAACTTCAGGTGCTGCTCAGTACCATCGACAAGGCCACCCGCCCGCTGAAGCACATCAGCGAAGGGGGCATCCAAACTGCACGCGCCCTCAAGGACGCTCGCGACCGCCTGAAAGAACTCACCTCCCAGCAGAAAGACGTCAGCGCCTGGCGGGCTCAGCGTGCGGCTGCTGAGCAAACCGGTGCGGCCCTTACCGCCGCGCGGGACAGGGTTAAATCGCTGAGCCAGGAACTCGCGGCGACCGATGCGCCGACCAGGGCAATGACCCGAAGCTTCCAGGCGGCGGTGCGCGAAGCCACGCGGCTCAAGCAGCAGCACCAGCAGCAGAGCGTGCAACTGCAGGGCCTGCGCTCAAAGCTCTACGACGCCGGCATCAGCACCAAGAACCTTGGCACCCACGAGCGCCAGTTGCGCGAGCAAATCAACGCCACCAACGCCAGCATCAGTTCGCAAGGCAAGCGGATGGCTGAACTGAGCGCACAGCATAAGCGAGCAGCGCTGGCCCGCAGTCAAATGGAGAAATCCCAGCGCGCCGCCGGCAATCTCGCCGTGAATGGCGCAGCCGGTTTGGGCGTTGGTTACGCAGCGAGCCGCCCCGTTGCCGCCGCAGTGAAGGCCTTTGCGCCGAATGAGGATTCCGCGACACAGCTCAAAGTGTCGATGATGGACAACACCGGCAAGGTCTCCGAGGACTTCCAGAAGATCACGGATCTGGCCACCAAGCTCGGCGACCGTTTGCCAGGCACGACGGCCGACTTTCAGAACATGATGACCATGCTCAGGCGCCAGGGCATCAGCGCTCAGAGCATCCTGGGCGGCACCGGTGAGGCCGCAGCATACCTCGGCGTCCAGTTGAATATGGGAGCCACAGAGGCGGCTGAATTCGCCGCCAAGATGCAGGACGCCACGCGTACCAGCGAAAAAGACATGATGGGGCTGATGGATACCATCCAACGCGGATTCTATGCCGGTGTTGACCCAACAAACATGCTACAGGGCTTCAGCAAGATTGCCCCAGTGATGGACGTGATCAAGAAGTCAGGTATCGATGCTGCAAAGGAACTGGCGCCGCTGCTAATCATGATGGACCAGGCAGCTATGGACGGTGGTTCCGCAGGCAACGCCTTCCGCAAAATTTTCCAAGCGGGGCTGAATCAAGACAAAGTCGACAAAGCGAACAAAGCGCTCGCGAAATCTAAACCGGGGATGTCGTTCAAGTTTACGGATGACAAGGGCAACTTTGCTGGACTGGAAAATCTGTATGCGCAAATTGAGAAGCTGAAGGGCCTGAACGATACCGATCGAACAGAAATAAAACAGACGTTGTTCGGGGATGATGCCGAGACGATGTCGACTCTGGACGCCATGATGAACAAGGGTCTGGCGGGATATCGGGAAGTCCAGCAGAAGCTGCAAACTCAAGCAGACCTACGCACCCGTGTGAATGAACAGCTAGGCACCCTAACCAACGTCATGGAGGCCGCAGAAGGCAGTTTCACCAACGCCATGGCTGAGTTCGGTGCAGCGGTAGCGCCTGATCTGAAAGACCTGATCAATACGCTGGGCGAGATCGCCAATAGCGTCGGCGCCTGGGCCCGAGAGAACCCAAAACTGGCCGGTGGCTTGGTCAAGGTCGTGGCAGCGATCGCTGCACTGGCATTTGTTTTCGGCGGCTTGGCGCTGACCATGGCAAGCATGCTTGGGCCGTTCGCAGTGCTGCGTTACGGCATGACCATGTTCGGTCTTCAGGGTGGCGGCATCACCAAAATGCTCGGCCGGTTAATGCCGACGCTGACCGGGCTGGCCCGTAACGTGTTCCCCATGTTTGCCCAGGGTATTCGAATGCTCGCCATGACAATGGGCGGCGCGCTGGTCACGGCTCTGCGTACCGTAGGCATCGCACTGTGGGGGCTGGCAGCCAACCCAATTGTCTTGATCATCGCCGCCGTTGTTGCCGCGTTGGCTGCCGGCGCTTACCTGATTTACAAAAACTGGGACGCGGTGAAGAACTACTTTACCAATGCCTGGACCGAGATCAACGCAGGCTTCGATGGCGGCATCGGCGGCATCATCACCACCTTGGTCAACTTCAGCCCGCTCGGCCTTGTGTACCAGGCATTTGCTGGCGTGCTGAGTTATCTGGGCATCGAACTGCCCAGCCGCTTCACCGAGTTCGGCAGCATGATCGTCAATGGCCTGGTCAACGGCCTCACGGCCGGCCTGGGCGCAGTGAAAGACGCCATCAGCTCCATCGGAGACAGCAGCATTGGTTGGTTCAAGGAAAAGCTCGGTATCCACAGCCCGTCGCGCGTGTTCGCGGAGTTGGGCGGATTCACCATGGCCGGGCTTACCCAGGGTCTTGAAGGTGGGCAGAAAGGACCGTTGAACGCCCTGACCAGCATGAGCAAGCAGCTGACAGCGGCAGGCACCTTAGCCCTGGGCGCCACGGCTATGCCGACGTTCGCCGTGGACAACGCGCCGCCAATCAGCAGCTCGCCCGCAGCGGCTGTTTACGACAGCCACGACACCTACGAAATCACCATAACAGCAGGACCTGGCACCGACATGCAAAGCCTGGAAAAGAGCCTGCGCGCCATCCTCGCCCGCATCGAAAACGAAAAGAAAGCGCGCCAGCGCAGCAAACTCTCTGACCTGGAATAACCACCATGATGATGGCCCTCGGCATGTTCGTGTTCAGCCTCAGAACCGCCGCCTACCAGGAACTGCAACGCCAAACCGATTGGCGCCACGCCAGCAACAACCGCATCGGCGCCGCTCCCGCAAGACAGTTCGTGGGCCGTGGCGATGACGCCATCACCCTCCCCGGCATCATCTTCCCCGAGCTGGCGGGCAGCGCCCTAAGCCTCGACGCGATACGCCTGATGGCGAACACCGGCAAGGCATGGCCCATGGTCGAGGGTACCGGACGGATTTACGGCTTGTGGGTGATCGAGAGCCTGAGCGAGACCAAGACCCTCTTTTTCAGCGACGGCACCCCTCGCCGGATTGAATTTACCCTCAGCCTGAAGCGCACGGACGACGACCGCATCGACCTGCGCGGTGCCGCTACCAGCATCGGCGTCAACATCCTGCGAGGTCTGCTGTGATCGATTCCGTCATATCCAAGGTCACCGGCTACCTGCGCAACACTGCCGAACGCTACGTCCGTGATGCGGCCTATCCAGTGCCGGCCTTCCGGCTAACCGTCGACGGCCTGGACATCGCTCAACTGATCAGCCCGCGGCTGATGAGCCTGGAGCTGACCGACAACCGCGGCGTCGAGGCTGATCAACTGAGCATCACCTTGAGCGACCACGACGGCCTGCTGACGATCCCGCCCAAGGGCGCGGTGCTGCGGCTGTGGCTGGGCTGGAGCGACACCGGCCTGGTCGACAAAGGCACCTACACCGTCGACGAAACCGAACACAGCGGCGCGCCGGACGTGCTCAGCATCCGCGCTCGATCGGCAGATCTACGCAAGGGCCTGAAAACCAAACGCGAGCGCAGCTGGAGCAACACCACCCTCGGCGACGTCCTGGGCGATATAGCCATTGGCAACGGCCTCACCGCCACCATCGCCGGCGCGCTCGACGGTTTGCCCATCCTGCAGCTCGACCAGGCCAACGAATCCGACGCCAACCTGATAAGCCGCTTGGGTGAAGAATTCGACGCGGTGGCCAGCGTCAAAGCCGGGTGCCTGCTATGCCTGCCAGCGGGCGGCGGCAAGACGGCCAGCGGTCTGGATCTGCCGCACATCACTCTCACCCGTGCCGACGGCGACCAGCACCGGTACCTGCAAGCCGACCGGGACAGCTACGACGGCGTACGCGCCTATTACTACGACGTGAACAGCGCCAAGAAACAGGAAGCCATTGCCGGCGGCGGTGACAATCTCAAAGACGTGCGCCACACGTATAGCGACCAACAGTCGGCCTTGCGCGCAGCCCGTGCGGAGTTTCGGCGTCTGCAACGTGGCAGCGCCACCCTCAGTTACAACCTAGCGATGGGCCGGCCCGATCTGATTCCCGAGCTGACGTACACGCTCCAGGGCGTGAAGGCGGAAATCGACGAAATCATCTGGTACGGCGGGAATGTGCAGCACAGCCTAAGTGCGGATGGCGGCTACACCGTCAGCCTAGAGCTGGAGAGCAAGCTGCCGGAGGACAACGTTGAGGATCTGGCGGAGGAGAACAAGGGCGATTACACGGGGATCATCGCGCACTATCGCGACCACAAAACCGGGAAGGAAAAAACGATTACGGCGGGAGATCAGGCGAAGCCGAGGCGGTTGCGGTGGCTGTATGCGAGTGAGAAGACAGCTAAGCGAGCAGTGGACCGGGAGTGGAAAAAGGCTCAGGCCGACAAGCCGGTATAAACCCCGGAACATGTCCGGGGCCCGCTGACCCTTTACTCAGGCGCCTGTGTGAAAACCTCCAACAGTCGCAGCACATCTTTCTGACGTTGGGCACTGATCGCCCGGAACAGACCCAACAACATCACTTCTTGATCGCTAAGGCAGTTCGCATCTACGACTGACACTTGGCTTTCCGAAACACCACTGTTCTCCATCATGCGAATACTCCTTTCACACGCAACCGGTACCCGGCGCCACCATGGCGCCGTTGAGGTTTCCCGGGGAACAGCTAATTTCCATCACGCTTTTGTGTGTCATCGCACAGAGCAAAAAAACTATGAGCCTCTGTTACATCACAGCTGCCCTGGTCGAGCGCGAACATCAAGTATCTGGTTATTCGCTGGATTGAAGTCGCACTCGTAGATGTGTTTTTGGAAGGCACCGAAACCGTTCTGAAATTCGATTTTATCGCCTATGTAAGTGATCGTGCCTTGCTCTTGGTTTAGCCAACGGAAATGGCTGAACTTCGGCTCAAAGGTTCCATCTGTCCAGCGGGAGGTGTACTTAGCCAGGCGTGCCACAGAATCCTTGCAATACACACCGACCGCGACGGTGTACTTGTCGCCCGCGCATTGAAGGTCTTTGCGACAGGCCGCTTCATCCACCTGTGCTTGTTTCTCTGCCTGTTTATCTTCGGGTTTGTCACTCTTCCCGCCAGAACACATTGAAACGACCACTGCAATGATGATTACAAGAAGGATGCCCCCTCCAATCGCGCTGCCAGTTGATACACCTGGATTCGCCACGCCGCAGTTGGGGCATGTCTTCGCAGACGCATCCACGGTGTGTTTACAGGACTTACAAGGCTTCAAAGCCATACCTCTACTCCTTTTGACTTCCATGAAAAAACCGACCTTCGTGGTCGGCATAATTCTTCCGATTATTTAACAACGAAACGCATAGAGCGCGGGGTCAACTGAAACCTGAGACCGCAGCGAATGCAGCGGCCATACGCAGAAGCACCTGCCGGTCGGCATCGCTGACATGCTCATAGGCTTTCAACAACTCCGCAGCATCGGCACTGATGCTATCGGTGGGCACTGGCTTACGCTCCCCAGTTACCACATACAAAACATCCACCCCTAAATCTGCCACAGCAGCAAGGTAGGTTGCATCCGGGGCTCCGACTCCTTTTTCGTAATTTATTTGAGTGGTTTTTCCGACCCCACCTACCGCCCCCAAGTCAGTCTGGCTGAGCTTCAGGCGCGCCCTCTCTTCCTTCAGCCGAGCGCTGATGGTCATATTTTTGAACCTCAAGCATTGACAGGTTCAAATAACTGAACCAATATCATCACACCATTACGCGAAATTACACGAATCCCAACTATGCACGCCACCTACGCACCCGAGCAAGCATGCCAGGCCGCTAGAACTCGTCTGGAAATGAAAGGCATGTCCGTCAAGGACTTCGCCATTCAATATGGCCTTCACCCCTCGACCGTCTATGCAGTCCTGAACGGGCAGAAAAAATGCCTGCGCGGCGAAGCTCATCGCGCCGCCGTTTTGCTCGGCATCAAGAAAGACGGCGTGATCACAAACTAGGGCCTCTGGCTCCAAGGGGAAACCAGAAGATGAAACGCCCAGTTCTAGACAGCAGAAAGAGCGTCGTTATGGCCGTCATCGGCGCCTACCCAGGCGGTCGGATGTACGCCTCGGCAGATCTCGGCATGCCGCTGAAGAAGTTCGACAACCAGGCCTACGAGAACGCCGGCAGCCGCCCGCTGACCGATGAACACATTCATCGTCTGGAGCAAGTCGCCGGGACCACATTCCTGGCCGACTACATCGCTTCAATGTACGGCGGCATGTTCGTTCCGCTGAGCGTCCCGGAGAACCTGGACAACGTGGAGTTGTATAGCCGCTCGCTCAAGGCCTCGGCCCAGCGGGGCAAGGTCGACCAGATCATGTCAACAGCCCTGGATGACGGTGTTATCGAAAAGCGTGAAGCCGACGCGATCATCGCCGCCCTACTCACCTACATGTCGGCCCGTTACGCCGAGGTGTTCGCGACTATCCAGCTGTACAGCCAGGGAGCTGTTTAGTGAGCACTTACAAACTGGTCTGCCCTCACTGCCACGGCCGCATGCGCATCCGCACCAGCGAAGGCCAACACATTTTCCTGCGCATCACTTACATGCAATGCACGAACGAAGCCTGCGGCTGGGCGGTGCGTGCTGAGTTTCAAATGACCCACGAACTGAGCCCAAGCGGCATGCCCAACCCAGCTGTAAAGCTGCCAGTTGCAGACGTGGTCATTCGTCGCCAGGCAATGAAAACGGCCAACGATCAACCCGATCTGCTGGACCAACTGGAAATGGAGCGCGCGTGATGAACCTCGATCAACAGACTCATGACTACCGCAGCAGCATGCAACAAGCTGCTTTCGCTTACCTGCAACGCCATGAGGCAGAACACCTGGTGGATTCCGATCTGTTATTCGATCGGTGCATTCGCCACCTGACCCTCGCATTGGAAGTGCCCGTATTCATGGCGCCCAAACTTGTCCACAACGCCTGGACTGAACTGCAGGTCATCAAGAAACGCCGGTGGATTGGCATTGACTTGGCAAGTGGATCAGACAGCACCCGTGTTCACCTGGTGGATGTTCTCACGGAAGAACGTTTCCCGGTTTCGGCCCGGTTTCTGCCACAGAAACTCCTCGACCAGCGCAGCACCGTACACAAGCCAAACCCTCAGTAACGCTCCCTTTTAACCCCCCGCCCTGCCCCGTTCCCAATGGGTTTGGGTGAGCTTTGCCCGCAATCCGAGGTGGACCATGGAAATCGACATCGCCATCACCGCAAAACTGCCCCGCGACCACGCTGAGGCACTGCTCGTTGAGTTACGTGCGCAGTACGCGGCGCTGCTCAACGAGCATTGGTATGACGACCGTTTTCGCTTGATCCCCGAGGGTTTGCGGCACGGCTCGTTGCTGGTGGCCTTCCCTGCGATGGCTGCACGAAAAAGCCTGATTGGCGCCCTTAAACACAGCCTCGACGAAGCGAAGTAAGCCACGATGGAAATGAAAGAAAGGCTGCGCGCCGACGTCATCCAACGCATTGAGCGGGATTACCAGCTCAAGCACATGCGCGGCACCGACTATATGCGTAAGGGCGTTTGCCCTGCCTGCGGCCAGAAGACCCTCTACACCTTCTACGACTCGCCCTGGACGTTGATCTGTGGCCGGCCGGAAAAGTGCGACCACCGAGTCCACGTGAAGGACGTTTACGACGACCTGTTCAACGACTGGAGCAAGACTGCCCCGTCGACGCCGGATAACCCGCTTGCCACGGCGCGCGCCTATCTGGAGTTTGCACGGGGATTCAAATTTGAGTTGATCGCCGGTTGGTTCACCCAGGAAAACTACTGGGACAGTCGACTGAACATCGGCAGTGCCACGGTGCGTTTCGCCCTGGAAAAAGGTGGGTACTGGGAACGGCTGATCGATCGGCCAGATCGCTTTGGCAAGATGAAAGCGCGCTTCCGCCCTACCGGCGAAGGCTTGACCGGTTACAAAGGCGTCTGGTGGTGCCCGCCGAGCGTGGACCTGCTGGAGGTCGACGAACTCTGGATAACAGAGGGCATCTTCGACGCAATCGCGTTGCTGCATAACGACGTGTCGGCCGTGTCGATGATGTCCAGCGCCCCCTGCCCGATCGACTCACTTAAGGCCCTGGTCAAACTGCGCCACGACGCCGACAAGCGCTTGCCACTGCTGGTGTGGGCACTGGATAACGAGCCCGTCGCCAAGGCCAACATGCGCCGCTGGGCGAAGGAAGCCCGTGACCTGGGCTTCACCTGCAAGGCAGCAGTGATCCCGCAGCCCAACGGTAAAAAGGTTGATTGGAATGACCTTCACCTGCGCTGGAAGCCGATTGAGGGTGATGACAAACGTTCCGAGCGGATAGAGCAGGATCTGGACGAAGCCCGCCACCACGGCGACCTGCTGCTGGCTGACTCGGCTGAAGAAAAGGGTTTCCTCATCTACCTGCGCGACGAGCGCAAGGAATTCAACTTCACGTTCCGCAAGCGCCTGTACTGGTTTCGGCTGGACCTCGATAAGTACGACCGCGTCATGGGCGATTCGGAGAGCTCCGAGCGGCATGAGGACCAGCTGCTGACTGATGAACAGCGGCGCTACAAGGCTCTGCGCCAATCAGGCTCAGTGACCAGCATCGCCAATTGCAATTTCCAGGCGCTGTATTACATGCGCAACGACCTGACCGATGAGGCCTGGTACTACTTCCGTATTGAGCGCCCGCAAGGGCCGGCGATTAAAAGCACGTTCACGGCCAAACAACTCACGTCGGCGCCTGAGTTCGCAAATCGTCTGCTCAACGTCTCCAATGGCGCGATGTTTGAGGGCAGCGCCCAACAGCTGAAACGAATTCTGGCGCCCCAGCTCGACAACCTCAAAACCGTCAACACCATCGAATGGATCGGCTACAGCCGCGACCATGGCGCCTATGTCTTCAACGACCTGGCCTTTCACGGCGGCAAGGTGCAGGTCCGCAACAAGGAAGACTTCTTCGACCTGGGCAAACTGAGCATCAAATCGCAGAGCCAGTCGCCGGTGCTGCACATCAACACCGACCTCAATACCTACAACGAAGGTTGGTTCGACATCTACTGGCGCTGCTTTGGTGTACAGGGGCTGGTGGTGCTGGCCTGGTGGCTGGGCGCGTTGCACGCCGAGCAGATCCGCCAGATCCACAAATCACTGATGTTCCTGGAACTGGTTGGCGAAGCCGGCTCGGGCAAGACCACCCTGGTCGAGCTGCTATGGAAGTCGGTCGGGCGTACCGATTACGAAGGCTTCGACCCGTCCAAAGCTACCCCCGCCAGCCGTGCGCGTAACTTCTCGCAGGTCAGTAACTTGCCGGTGGTGCTGATCGAGTCCGAGCGTGAACAAAAGGAAGGCCAGCCGGTTAAACACTTCGACTGGGACGAACTGAAAACCGCCTACAACGGCCGCAGCGTTCGCTCCACCGGTGTGAAAAACAACGGCAACGACACGCACGAACCACCGTTCCGCGCAGCACTGCTGATCGCGCAGAACAACCCGGTGAACGCATCAGAACCAATCCTGCAGCGTATCTGCCACGTCCACCTGACACGCGAACACCACACGCCGGAAACCAAGCAGTACGCCGAGCAGTTGGAGCGCATGCCGATGGACAGCATCAGCGGCTTCCTAGTCAAGGCGCTGCAACGCGAAGCCGAAACCATGCGGCTGTTGGAAGAAAACACCTCCGGCTACGAACAGGAACTGCTGGCCCTGCCTGGTGTGCGCACCGTGCGTATCGCCAAGAACCACGCCCAGCTGCGCAGCCTGGTGGACGCACTAGCCGGCGTCGTACCGCTCGGCGATCGCCGCAAGGCCCTCGCCCACGCCGAAATCAGCCGCATGGCCCTGGAGCGGCAGCAGGCTATCAACGCCGACCACCCGACCGTGCGCGAGTTTTGGGACCTGTACGAATTCCTCAATGGCATGGACGAAAAAGCTGCGCTGAACCACGCGCGTCGCGATGGACTGATCGCCGTGAACCTCAACGAGTTTGTGGAAATGGCAGCCAATAAACGGCAGCAGGTACCGCCATTGAGCGACCTGAAACGGCTGTTGAAGACCAGCAAGTCACCCAAATTTTTGGAGTCGAACAAGCCCGTCAACTCGGCGCGCCAGGTCGACGCATTCGATAAACCTAAAACCATTCGCTGCTGGGTATTCCAGGGCGTGTAGGGGCTGCAACCCCTCGGCACCAACCACCCAAAGGAGAAGCACCATGCACGTACAAGTCATCACCGGTGACGGCCAACAGGGCGAAACCAACCGTCTTCGGCACCTGAAAGAGCTGAAGGACTGGTTCAACGAATCCGGGAAAATTGTTCACGCCGAAGCCTACGACCCTGCTGGCCTGGTCGCGATCCTGGAGGTTCGTGCGGTAAGCGACAAAGAAATTCTGGTGTTGGAGTGCTGCCGGGATCAGATCCAGGCAGTGCTGGAATGGCAGTCGGCAACGGATGAAGTTGTTGAATTTGAAAACCTGCTGCTGCACCTGGTGCGCAAGCAAAACCCAACCGGCGAAAGCCAATAAGAAGGTGGTGCCGAGGGGCTGCAACCCCTCGGCACCGACCACCCAAAGGAGAAGCACCATGCAAGTGAATCAACCCAAAGGCGGCACCGCAGAGGCTACCACAACACCGCTGACTGTCGGCGGCAAGGTCAGCTACACAGCAATCAAAGCCCAGGGCAACGGCTACAGCCTCAGTGCCGGTAAAGCTGCATTGGGGTCCGTGCATCAGTATCAAGTGGCGATTTCGCTGAGCACTGCTCAGCCGGAGGCTGGTCATGTCTGACCTCTTCTTCTTGCAGGACAGCCGCAGTAACGTCGGTAGCCGGGCCATGTTCTGGCGAGAAGGTGGCGGCTACACCTCGAACTTGAACGAGGCTGAGCAGTTCAAACGCGAGCCAGCGATCAAGCAGTACGAATGCCGCGAAACCGACCTGCCCTGGCCAGTGGAGTACGTCCGCACTCGGGCAGAGGTCGGCGTTGACTGCCAGTACCTCACCAAGTCAGAGGCCGAGGCCTACGGCAACGAAGACGGCCGCGTATATGTCGCCTTCGCACGCGAGTGGGACGGCAATGACCTGGTGTGGCGCGGCGGCAAAGGCCCAACCGCCAACCTGGATAACGCCATCCATCCGGGGGCCGCAGATGCCGCTGAGTACCTGGCCCAAGGGTTTGAGCTTTGGCCATGCGGATACATCGTCGAGCGTTCCCGGCCGGTGGTCCCTGCCGTGCTGCTCGACCACAGGCAGGCACTGCGCTCAGTCGGCCTCAAGCTGCCCAGGCTAATGCGCCCTCGCAACCGCATCTGCAGCGACCGGCTCAACTGCGAAGGCTGCGGGCGTTTTCTCAGTGAGCGTCAGCGCTTCGACGACTGCCCGAACTGCGGCGCGAGGAATGCACCATGAAAGTATTCCTTTTGCTTTACCTGTGCGCGGATGCGACCCGTACGGATTGCCAGGTGGTACGGGCTGATAGCTGGAACGGTCCTCACGCCTACGAGCAATGCGTCGACGTCGTGCCAGGCCTGACTGAGGCGCTGACTGCTCCCAATCGGAAACGCCATCGGTTTGTTTGCGAGATCCAGGGCGACGGACCAAAGCCTGCAGAACACAAAGCGCTGCCAGCCTTTATTCATCAATCGTTTCGGATGTGAGGGGATCACCATGAACACAGCCTTCATTCTCATGGCCCAATACGACGGCCAGGCGATTATTTCGCTGGAAGTGGTGTGCCGGGATTACTTCACCCACCTGACGCCGGAGATGTTCCAGCGCAAGGTGATGAGTGGTCAGATCAAGCTTCCGATCACACGCCTGGAGCCGAGCCAGAAGTCGGCCAAGGGTATCCACCTCACCGACCTGGCCTCATACCTGGACCTACAACGCGCGGCCGCAGTAAAAGAGCACCGCCAGCTCAACGGGTTAAAACACGTCGTTTGAGCCACTTCATTGATGCGGCGCCCAGTTGGACGGGCGCCCTCAATATCTTTTCGTGCCATTCCCACCCCACATATCGGTCACCCTTACCGCGCAGGTGGGTGTATCGCCGCATCGAGTTCCAATCCCTGTGGCCGGAAACACTCGCCACTCGAGGGATATCCCAGTCCATTTCAAAAAGGCGACTGATACCTTCGTGGCGTAGATCGTGGAAGTGCAGATCTGCAATTTCCAGAAACTTGCACGCTTTCGTCCATGATGTGGAGATTGACTCAGGGCTGTAGGGGAAGATGTCGTCGCCAGCCTTAGGCATTGACTGGAGAATGTGCCAGGCCTCGTCCGGCAGGTAACACCAAACATCGTTACCTATCTTCTGCCCGGGGTTTTTCATGTCGCGCACCAGCACCCGCTGGCCGGGCTCGTCGACGTCCACCCAGCGAATACGGGTTATCTCATCAAGCCGGCGCGTGGAGAACAGGGCAAAACCCGCGACCTTCAGCATATTGATGACAGTCGGTCGCCTCGCCAGCATGGCTTGGTAGTGCGTCAACACCTTTCCGAGTTCGTCCAACGTCGGCCGGCGATCACGTTCCCGGCTTTTTAGGTTATAGCCCAGCTTGCGCAGCACTCTCCGTGCACCGCCCATCGCAAGAGGATCGACCTCGTAACCCCATGCGTCTTTGGCGATAGCTAGAACCGCACCGAGGTGGGCCAGGTCGTTGCCAGCGGTTTGGGGCTGAACACCGCCGCCCTCCCCGCTCATTCTCCAAAGTGCGTAATCAACCAAGCACTGGGTATTGATATCCGTATCGGCCAACTTGCCAAGGTAAGTCTCGCCAATCGCATTGAGCGTGGCGCGCTTGGTCTTACCCAGCGGCTTGGCTTTCTCAACTTCGACCAGGTAGCGATCGATCATCTCTGTGAGCGTGGCCCCCTTGCGATTTGCGCGCTCGATCGCACCTGGCTCATCCAACTCCGACCCGCGTTTGCGCGCCCAAGCCTGCGCAGCCTGTTTTCGGGCGAAGGTCTGGCTCTCTTGGTAGACTTGCACTCCGTCGCGCTTGATGCGGATCTGAGCCGTGTAGCTCACAGTCCCATCTGCCAGTTTTCTTGCCCTGATAGTCGCCATATCGAAAGTGGTACGCGTCAGTTTTGAGTGGTACAT